ACCTGATTGGAGATATGCATTAGCAATAAAGGGTGGTATGAGGGTGAAAGGAGCTGGAGCAACTTTTAGAACTAACCTACCTATCGATTTCAGAATATCCGGTTCAGGAAATGAAACAGAAATATCTATATTTACTACTGACGATACAACAGGAGAGCCTACTTACTATCTATTAAAGAAAACTGCTACATTTGAATCTGGAAAGACTTTGAAACAAACGTTTACTGTTGCAAGTGCTCAACCATTTACACAACTAGCTTTATCGCGAAAAAATATACTTGAGGTATTATCATGTACCGACACAGAAGGTAATGATTGGTATGAGGTTCCGTTTATGGCTCAAGATATGATACATAAACAAATAGAAAATAATCAGTACAATGATCCTGAATTAACTTCATATAATGCACAAACACCATATCTATTAAAATTAAAAAAGACATCTAAACGTTTTGTTAAACGTATAAGAGAAGATGGAAAGGTAATACTAGAGTTCGGTTCTGGAACATCTACTAAACCTGATGAAGAAATAGTACCTAATCCAGTCAATGCAGGATCAACACTACCTACTGCAACACCTAGTGCTAATACTTTTATAGATCCATCTAATTTTATGTATACTAAAGCTTATGGAGAAGCTCCATCAAATACTACACTTACAGTTGAATATACAGTTGGTAGAGGAATAGAAGATAATGTATTATCTGGAGAAATTAATTCAATAGATAATATAAAATTTAATTCAGATGGTGCTGGTTTAGATGCTAAATTATATCAAGATACAATAGCATCAGTTGCAGCTACTAACCCTGCACCTGCTCAAGGTGGTAGAGGAAAAGAAGCAATGAATGAAGTTAGAGAAAATGCTCTAGCGTTCTTTAATGCTCAAGGACGTATTGTAAGTAAGAATGATTATATGATTCGTACACTGACAATGCCGTCGCAATACGGATCTGTATCAAAAGTATATGTCACACAAGACGAGCAATTAAATACATCAAATACAAATAATCGTTTAAGAAATCCTTTTGCAGTAAGCCTTTACACGTTATCTTATAATGCTGATAAAGAGTTGGTTCACACTAACCCTGCTACAAAAGAAAATATAATAAATTATTTATCTCCATACAGACTATTAACAGACTCTGTTACGGTAAAAAATGCATTTATTATTAATATAGGATTAGATTTTGAAATAATAACATTACCAGGATTTAACAGTAATGAGGTTTTATTAAAAGCGATTGGAGCTATAAAAGAATTACTTCATATTGATAAAATGCAAATAAATCAGCCTATAATATTTGCAGACATATACAGCGAGTTAGCATCTGTTATGGGTATTCAAAGTATAACTAAATTAGAAGTATATAATTTATTTAATGAAGAAGACGGTTATTCTGGAAATATATATGATATTAAAGTAGCAACTAGAGATGGAGTAATATACCCATCACTCGATCCAAGTATATTTGAAATAAAGCATCCTAATTCAAATATCAGAGGTAGGGTCGCTGGAATATAGGAGTATAACTAATGATTAAATCAATATATGCAACTTCTGATAACACTATCTATGAAAAAACTGGAAGCTTAAACTCTGGTATTGATAGTATTTTAGAATTAGCTAAAATATCTTCTTCTGCTGGAATATTTACATCAAGAATACTTATCAAGTTTGACCTCGATGCAGTTAGTTCCTCAATAGCAGCTGGAGATATTACTGATCCAAAGTTTTATCTAAACTTATATTCAACTAATGTTAAAGAAACACCACTTGCATATGCACTAGCTGCATATCCAGTTTCTCAATCATGGCAAAACGGTGTTGGTCGAATGCTAGAACCAATACGTCAGAACGGATATATTCACGACGGCTCATCTTGGATTTATAGAGATAAAAAAGACCTTACATCAACTTATGTTGCAACTAAAGATACACAGTGGACATCTGAATCACTAGCTACCGGTACTGCAATGAAATACTCGAGCGTAACAGGTGGTGGTACTTGGTATACAAATTATTATGGAACAGAATCCTTTGATCATGAAACAACTGATTTAAGAATGGATGTAACACCTGTCATAAATTACATACTGCAAACTACAGCATCTAAAAGTGCTCCTGGAACATTTATTAATGACGGTATTATACTAATGCGATCAGGCTCTCAAGAAACTGACGCAGTAGCTTATGGAAATATTCAATTCTTTTCACGTGAAACAAATACAGTATATCAGCCTAGGCTAGAAATAGTGTATGATGATTCTTCGTTTGATACAACTGGACTAACCGAGCTGACATCTGATGAAGGTGTTGTATACGTTAAAAATCTAAAACATGAATATTCAACTAAAGAAAAACCAAAAATTCGCGTTGTAGGTAGGGATAGATATCCAACTAAAACTTTTTCTACTGAATCTAACTATAAGACAATAAAGTTTTTACCAACATCATCTTATTATGCAATTAAAGATGCTTTAACTGAAGAGTTTATAGTACCATTTAGTAGTGCAGGTACTAAACTAAGTTGTGATACATCTGGAAATTTCTTTAAGTTAGACATGAATTCATTTATGCCTGAGCGATATTATAAACTAGCTTTCCAAGTAACACAATCAGATGCATCTGTTGTAGTTTACGATGAGAATTTTTATTTCAAAGTAGTTAAGTAATATGGCAGCTAGTAATCTAAATATCCAGCGAGCGAGAGAGATAGCAGCAGGGTCTAATTCACCTACTCAGCAAGCTAATCAGGTTCTTGGTAAAACAAACTTTTCACCTGCTGTATTACCATATATACCACCAACGACACAACCTACACCATCCTACTTACCACCGCAGACAACAAATCAAACGTTTCCAGCAAATGAGTCGGATGTACGGACAGGAGGTGAAACACCTGTAGGTTACGTTAATGGTACAGTTGGTGAAACTAACAACAGAGGTAAATGTGATGGGGTTTGTCCGTATATACCACCTATAGTAGATGGGAAGCCTAATCAAGATTATGTTACAGCTATACCAGACCCACCACCTCCTCGTGATCCAGAAAAAACAGAATCTATTATTCAAGATGTAGTAGATGAGATTATACAGGAATCGAACGATGTAATTGATGAGGTGCAAACACATGTACTACCTGGACCGAAAGTGATACCAGATCAAGATATAGTAGTAGCTCCCCCAGCAGTAACACCGACAGAGCTAGTTTTACAAAATCAAGCAGCCTGTGAAGATCCTAATCTAATACCTGAAATAGTTATTAACAATGATATAACGGTAAAGGTTAATGTCGAAGCTCCACCAAGTGCAAGTATTCCTAGATTTGAAGTACCAAATATAGTGTTTGGATGTATGGATCCAGATGCATTAAACTACAATCCAGATGCTACTGTAAACGACTTCACTTGTGAATTCGAACCACCTCCAGAAGAGGAAGAAGAGGAAGATGAGGTGGTTGTAGTTGAAGAACCTGAGTATGATCCTCCTATGCCTCCAGAAGTACCATTTTTGAATTCTCATGGCGAAGTGTTATATATCGTTACTAAAGAAGATGTAAAAGAAGGTAAAATGGTTAAATTGCCTAGTGGTAAAAAAATAAAAGCTACACTTGATTTTGTAAATTATATAATGCGACAACAAACATCATCATCAGATATTGTATTAACAGAAGAAGAACGAGATGTAACTATACGTAAAGAGGCTCGTAAACTATTAGGAGGAAAACTTCCAGGAGATGAGCTAGGGATGGGAGAGACTACTATTGCAGTAATGGATGATGAGTTAGAAAAAGAAAACAAAAAAATATTTAGAAACCCTCGAGGTATAATTTATATAAAACCGGAAACTGACCCTAATCTAAAAATTAGCTTGAGAAGTAGAGCTTTTGATCACGGTCAATATACAAGAACAATAGATACAACTTTTCCAGGACTTCTTGGCAAAATGGAATAATAAAATATGGCACCATTTATAGGATATTCAAACGAACTCGTAATTGACTCAACTCAAGGTCAAGCTATAGCTGAATACTATAGTCCCGATGATATTGATCGTATAACGGTCACGTTCGGGTATTTAGAAGATCCTGCATTCGGCTTGAGTGATAGAGACAGGGTAGAACTTCACGTTTACGATATTAGTAAAAATCACTTATATTCTGATCATAAAATAGAAGGATGGGAAATAGGCTCTGATACAGAAGGCAAACCAGTAATACATTTAAGAATTCGCGATGATTTGCGAAAGTTAGGGTTTACTAAAGGTGTATATAATATTGTATATAATTTTCATAGAGATGTAGTAGGTAAGAATATTGGACCTAAATTCTCTGTACATTCTATAAGCAATGACAGAAAAGAAATACGTTTAGTGCCTATGATACCGGAAGATAGTATACCATATGCTGGACCTGAATTAGAAGATTTTTACGAAGCTTTCCAGCAACTAAAAGGTTCTTCTGGTGTAACAGGACCATTTATAGGACCTTCAGTATCTAATAATACTTTATGGTCTCAAATGCATATTAACTTCGGATACAATTATACTCCTTTAGCAGCTGCATGGGTAGTTAATGATGTTTATCCACCCGATCCATTGTTTCCTAATACAATATTACTAAAACTGTATACAAAAGTACCACCAAATATACAAGCAAAAGATAGGTGCTGGTTAGTTGCAGAAGCAGCTCAACCTGTAATTAATAGATGTATGATTGATGAACCAATCTTACAACCGGGTAACATGATGGCCAATCCTAACTTTGACTTATGCCTAGATACTACCCCGAGAGTTCATCTAGATCATAAAACTCAATCTGAGATATTAGGAAGTGAATCTGATTTAGCAAACGAATTAGTAAATGCATATTCATCAAGCGCTGCAGGAATAAAATTAAATGTAGATTATTCTATATTTGAAAATTATGTACACTTTAGTTCAGTTAAAGAAAGGTTAGAGAATTTTGTATATAAATTAAAATTAATTAATGGATATGATACGCGAGCTCGAGATTTCGATTATAGTGAATTTTCATCTCAAGACGTGTATATATACGAATATACTGGATCGCACGGCTCAATACATACGAAAAGGTATCAACGAAGGTGGGTTAATAAAAAGCTTGATTTAATAAATAATTTTGATGATTGGGAAAAATGGCTCTATTTTGATAGTGGTTCTAAAGCTAAATATATAACTACTACTGGATCGAGAGGTGGTCACGAATATGATTGGTCACGTTCAGCTATAACCCCATTCCCTAAACTATCAGGTTCTTACAAAAACGATTTATGGTCTGAAGATTATTTAGAGTGGAGTGTCGATCAACTATTTGATTGGGCAGTTCACAGTATTTTTATTCCTGGACCGAATTATGAATTATTACATTTAACCTCTTCTAAATCATCAAATTGGTTATCAGCGGCGAGAGCATCTGCAAGTGCATATGATAAATGGAACCCTAATATATTACGGAAGACAGTACCAGAATATTTAAGTGATATAGGGGCAGCTCAAAACGAAACATATCTGAGATTTGTAGATATGGTTGGGCAAGCTCACGATATTCCATGGACTTACACAAGAGCATTTACAGAAAAAGCGGATAGACTGCATAATGAACATTATGAAAATAAGCGGGGTATGTCTGATGATATTATATACCATGTAGGAAAAGCTGCAGGTATAGAATTAGTAGATGGTGATCCAAACCAAACTCTTTGGGAATATAAATTAGGTAAAGATTCTGAAGGATTTATAAAACAGAATGCACCTACGGCATCTATAAGAACTATGCCAGCTAAACAACGAACAAGAGAGGTATGGAGACGTATACTAAATAATTTACCTTTATTATTAAAATCGAAAGGTACTCGAACAGGAGTTCGTGGATTAATAAATTGCTACGGAGTACCAGAAGAAGTTCTTCCAATATATGAATATGGTTCTAGTAAGCGAAGTGATCAAACAACACTATACGAAGAACAAAATTTTAAGTACTGCTTAAACTTTCATCAAAGTCAATCAGTATCTACTTACTGGGGACCACATCAACTTTCAGCTGGGCGGATAACATCTAGTGCAGTAACCCCTAACGCTGTAGAATTTAGAGTTTACCCTAATCCTAATACAGCAGCTTATACACAATCTTTATGGCAAGTAAATAATAGGGCAGGTATACGATTACATAGAAGCTATAGTAGTGCAGTTAAACTCAACGGTCAACCAGAAGCGTTTACAGAGTACGGACATTTTAGTTTAATACTTTCAAGCTCTCAAGGCTATGTATCTGCATCAACAGGCAAAGCTAAAATATTTCAAGAAAGTAATGAGAGAAAATCTGGTGAAGGTTGGTGGACAGTATTACTAAATCGAGTACCTAATAATAAAAAACAAACACCTTACGGAGCATATCATAGTGCGAGTATGTTTAATTATACATTGACATGCGTTCGAGCTGAGTACGGTACTGTAGATCAAGCAGTTTCATGTAGTTTTCCAGTAACTGGAGCAACTAATTATCACTCTGCATCAATGAATCAAGCTTACTCTGGAAGCCTTGAATCTGGAATAAAAGCTTACTTAGGTGGGTATGTAACTACGAGTGGCAATTATTATGGTTCTCAAAATCATAAACTATTTGGAGATGCATTTAGTGGGTCAATGCAAGAGTTAAGATATTATGCATGCGCTCTATCACACTCAGTTTTAGTTGATCATACTCTCGCACCAGAAATGTATTCATCTAATAACCCTCTAACTACACATTCTGATTTATTAGTTAGATTAAAGTTAAGTGAAAGATTAAATCATTATAGTGGTAGTGTACAATCACCATCATCTTCTCAACATATTATAAACTTATCTCCTGATCAAGAATCATCAAGCTTAAATTACAATAAAACTAATTTTGTAACTTATGGTGTAGCAAATAACTATCCATCGACCTTTCCATATGCATTTACTGAAGAACGATATTATATCGATACACCGGAATTAGGTCCAAACAATTATACAAGTGATAAGTTTAGAAGAGAAGAGAATAGACTAGTAAGAAACCTAAGCCCGTTCGGTCGTGCTGAAAAGCCTAGCGGTGAAAAATACGCTTTAGATAGTAATGAATTAGGTGTATACTTCTCACCGACAGATCAAGTAAATAAAGATATATTTAATTCAATAGGTGGAGAGCAGCTAGATGATTATATAGGGGATCCGAGAGATAAATTTAGAACATTCTATCCAGATTTAGATATTCTAAATAACGCATATTGGAAAAAGTATAAAAAAGAAAATAATAAAAACACTTATTTGGAGCAGCTTAGGTTATATGATATGTCATTATTTACAATGATAAAGCAATTCTTACCTGCTAGAGCTAATGCTGATGTGGGTGTTGTAATTGAGCCGCATTTTATAGAGCGCTCTAAAGTTATACCTCCAGGTAGAATGAAAATTACAGGTGACACTAAACAACAGAATATAGCTAGAAATGCTGGCTCTTTTAGACGATTCCGACAAATGACTACACCTGCGCAGACGACACAACCGCAACAGACAACTACTGGTTTTGTACTCCAACCACAAACATGGACATCTACAATAGGTAAGCCAAATAAACCGCCGGTAGGTTCACCTAAAGTGTTTGGATTAAAAGGCTCTATATCAGCATATCCTCTAAATTCAATTCTTAAAAGCTTTACTGGAAAGATACAAGCTCTTGCAATGGTAACTTCATCATCACCTAATAAATTAACTATTGATGGTACAATAGGAGGTTCTTCTGATCCATTAATTAGATTATCAGATGAAACGGTTAAATCAGCTGGAATAGGTATAGACAGAATAGTACAGAAAAAGGGTAGTGAAGTAATGTCACATACATCTATAACAAGCTCTAATACTCAAATAGAAGGTACAATTAACGTTGCAGCTAACATTTCTGAATCTAGATATAAATACAAAACGCTACCTAGTCGTTCTAATGGATATGTTGAAGAGACATCTGAATTTGATCTTAAATTTGAGCCGACTACTTCATTTGTAGGGTCATTTAAGAAGTCAGAATTTAGACAGACGACTAAATATTTTTATAATGGAAATGCAGAAAGTGCTTCTAGAGGAAAACTTTATGAAACAGGAGGTAGTGTTAACTTATTTGCTACTAGTAAATCACGACAAGCAGCAGAAGTTAATGATTATAATTTAGATGGAATAGAAGGATTATTTAGAATGAAATATAAAGGTACACAGATTAAGGGAGGAGACTTCAATATTGATAGTTCTGAGACACCAGATGGTGGCCCAGTTGTATCATTTACGTTTGGAGATCCAAATCAGCTAATAACAACTGACCCTACTTTTGGAGGTACTGTAGATATTCATTAGGAAAAGGGTTAGTTTTATAATTTAACCATATTTATTAAAGACACAACACATACAAAGGGATAACAAAATGGGATATTTAGATAACACATCGATCACAGTAGACGCAATCTTAACAAAGAAAGGTCGTGAAATATTAGCTAAAGGGGCTGATGAATTCAAGATCACACAATTTGCACTTGCTGATGACGAAATTGATTATAGTTTATGGAATCCATCTCACGCACTAGGTAGCAATTATTATGGAATAGCAATTGATAATATGCCATTAGTAGAAGCAATACCGGATGAAACACAAACTATGAAGTATAAATTAGTAACACTTCGAAAGAGTACTACACGTATTCCTGTAATCACAGTACCACAATCAACTGTAACTTTAGTAGCAGGAGGTGATGCAGTAGAAGTAAAACCTAACACATCAAACTTTGAAGGTGGTAATTCTGTTCTAGGATATACAGCTATACTTTCAAATAGTGATGTTGCATTTTTAGAAGTTGGTAGTCCAGTTAAGAGTTTGTTAATGCAACAAGCAACTGTACCTACTTTTGTTGGAGACGACGAATCAGCACAATCAGTAACTGCAGTTGGATTTAGCTTTAGAATAGTAGCTAAAAATCAACCTATAGAAAAGAAGAGTGCAACTCTTACTATTATCGGTAATGAGACAGGTGGAAGAGCAACAGTAACAGTAACTGTTAACAAACAAGAAGTTGCAACATCTGGTGGTAGTTTATAAAATAGGGAATAGAAATGGCTAAAAAAACTAAAGCACAAATAGAAAAAGAACTTGCAGAAGTAGAAGCGATAAAAAATCAGCTTAACGAAGAAAAACGTCAAGCAGATGGACTTCCATCAACTGCTGATTCAGCTAGAGGAGCTATCTTGCGTGAAGCTCAAAAGATAGCAAACCAGATAGTAAGAGAGCGAGATGCACTAGCTCAAAAAACTACTACAGGAAAAATATATTCAAGATTTGATCCAGGTAATGATGTAATCTCTAATAGAAAAGAAACAGTAACATCTGGTTTATGGTCTAACAATTCAGGTCAATTAAAAACTTATTTTACTTCATCTACACAAACAAGTTCTAATGCTGGTAGATATTACTGGGATGTATATAATAGTTCATCTACTCAAGTAGGTTCAGCAGTCCAGTTTGCAATAGCATATGGCCATAAATTTGGTAGTGGTAGTTTATTGACTAATCAAGACTATCCTACAAAAGCTGTATATACTCAATACCGTAACTTATTATTAGCTCCAGGTGATTCAACTTTTACGTTTGATAATAGTGCTGATGAAAATCATGTAGTTGTATTAAATATACAACGTTCACGACTTAAAGAAAAATTAGATCCAGGTACTTGGGAACTGACATTAAGTGGTAGTGGTGGTCAGATGACTAAATTAATAGATGATAGTACAAGCTATGATGCAGAATTACAGGACGGGAAGCGAGTATATAATGTAGTTAGTGGAACAATATCGACAGGTATTAAAACATCAGGAGGAGAGACTACAGGAAGTGGTTACGGACTTGTATATCCTGATTTAGGTATAGTAGTATTAAATCCTAAAAGATTAGGACAGGTTGGAGTAGTTCATGTTGGAACTTTAACTGCATCAAATACTAATAATCACTGGAACTCACAAATATATAAAGCAATATCTGGAGCAGCAGGGTACAATTCTAATTATGGTTTTCAAGCACGTAATGAAGAAGAAATAACATCTACCTTCTATTACATACGAGTAAAGAATGCTGATTATAACTTTAGTAATAATCCAACATTTACAACCGGTTCTTTAGGAGCTCTCTATCATAAAACAATGATAAAGGATCCAAAAACATATATTACTACTGTAGGGTTATATAATGATAAGCAAGAATTATTAGCAACTGCTAAATTAAGCAAACCATTATTGAAATCGTTTGATAGAGAAGCATTAGTTAAGGTTAAACTTGATTTTTAATATCTATCCCCTAAAATAATACCATATTATATAAACCCTTTATATTTATTATAGAGGGTTTTATATTATTGTAATAGTAAAGATTTATGTCAGTATTCAAAAAAATAGATTCTAATGATGTTAATATCACATCTTTTGATGTGCATAAGAAATACACCATTACACCAGACAATTATTCTGGAAGTAATGGCTACGGAGTACATATATTAGCAGCTCATTATAGGTCCAGCAGCTTTGCAGATCCGATTAACGGTGGAACTAATATTGATGAAGAAGATACTAATCCTAATGGTACATACAGAACTATTATCTATGATAGTATTAATCATTTATACTATACACGAGAAGATAACCCAGGCGAAACATTTGGAGGCCATCTTCCAGAAAAACAAGATAGATTTTTAGGACAAGATGCGCATGTAATATCTATACCATCACCATTATATGACTTAAAAATAAAAACTGGTTCTGTTAGAATATTAGATCATTATGTTGATTCTTTTGATATAACAAAGCAAAAAGCATTAAGTGGTAGTTCTTCATCTCCAAGATACTCTGCATCAATGGCAAGTGACGAGACAGTATATATATCAACTCCTATGCTTGCTAATCACTATAAATTTATAAATTCTGAAAGTAAGTTTACATGTAACGAAGGCGGGAGTAGCTTGACAGATGCTCGTACCTCTGAAATATCGAGAGTATACGTAGTAACTAAATCAGATAACTGGAATGATATGTCCCAGTCTTTAGATGGTCCTATAGCTGGTACGGGAAGTCTACATATGATAGTAGATGCATACGATACAATTGCTGGAAAACATTTTAATAAAGGTAATGGACTACTGCTTCGGCAATCAGGTCAGTTTCAAGGTACATTAAATGACGATTGGTGGCAAGGTAATAGCACTAATTTCGAATCAGGAATGCCAGCATATACAATAACTATGTGGATTAAGCCACCAGACTGGAATAAGATGCCTAATAAAGTAACAGGCGCTCCAGGAAGAAGTACTATTCTAACTCGAGATAAAAACGCATACTTTGAACTACAAATGATAACTAGTTCATATCAGACTAATAATCCAAAAGGGTTATTACCACTACAGATGTTCTGGGGCGCAACTGGAAGTAACTGCACAACCTCAGCTTCTCAAGATGCTATATCAACTGGTTTAGCTCTTGCAACCGGTTCTTGGAATCTAGTAACAATACAGCAAGAATTCTGGCCAGGAGATGCAGATATGGGAACTTCTGGGTCAGCAGGTCCTGGAGGATCAGAAACAGAGAATGATGAACAATTACCATCATGGGGACACTCACCAGCTAAAACAACGTTAAGAATATATAGACCTGACCCAGTAGCATCTCATTCATTTACATATTCAAAATTTGTTGGATATGCAACTAAGTCATTACACGTATCAGGAACTTCTGGAGCTGGTAGTGGTATACCAGTTTTAGATGGAGGAGCAGAAAATTTAGATTTTCCTTGGTGGCATAACCAAAATAATTTTTGGGTTACATCAAGTAATCAATACGCTAGAAATCTTTATATAGGAGCTTCTGGTTCAGTAGCAGCAGGTGCAGCAAATAATAACGCTACATCTATGACGACGTACGAAGCCATTACAGGTTCAATTGATGATGTAAGATTTTATGAATCAGTATTAACTGATACACAAATTGCGCTACTATGGGAATATCCTTGGATGGATTTACGGAGAACACCTCCAGTAACTGCTTCATTTGATTTAAGAGATGATTCATTTGGTAATATAATAGATACTGGGATAGTATCTTCTTCATTTGTAACACAAAGTAGGTTAGTTGGGTATTATGGATTTAACGAACAGTTTCTTATAGACAATGAGACAAGTGCATCATCTGATATACTATTACATAGAGGCTATGGTAAAGCGCATGTTGAAGATGGTAGTAAACATGAAAATACAGGAACTTCAGATAAAGTAACATTTATACCAGGTATAACAGTCACGGTACAGAGTGGTTCAGTCTATTCAGCTGATGCACTAAACTTTTATCATACTAATGTACATTCAGGAATAGCAGCACGGTTTAACAATAGCGGTAGTATACGAATACCACATAAAGATCACCTTAATTTGAATAGCGAGGACGGATGGGCAATTAGTTTTTGGGTAAGGATACCAGAAGCACAAATACCAGGAGTTAATACAATAACTGGTTCAGATGCATATCTAACAACTGGAGAAACTAACTCCATCGGGATGAATAACGGGACAGGTAATGCAGGAGGTACTAGCAAGCCTTGCGTCAGACATTATTCAGGTTCTACTGCTGGTAGAGATTATGTAACTTTAATTACCAAATCTGGGCTTGGAACTAAAAAAACTATAAATTCAGCAGACGGAGCTATTATTACATCTGAAACAACTGAAGGAATGGAAAGAGCTTATCCATATAAAATTCAATTAAAAAACACATCACTAGAAAAGGATGGAAAACCTTTTGGATTAGGTGGTAATTGTAATAATGGATTAGGAGCTCAATTAAATACTATTGTGGTGCGTAGAAGTGATGGTCAAGGGCATTTACTTTTAGAATCTAAAACTGCATTAACACCTTTAATAGATAATCATGTTGTAGTTACTAAAAACGGAACCACTTTACAAATATGGATAAATGGAAACTTAGACACAGATATTCAAGACAAACTAAACTGTACAGATAATATTTCAGATTTATTTTTTGGAGATGAAGGACAAGCATGGGCAACTGGATCAGATATAGGAAAAAATACTCCTTACCCTATCAACCCGTTTAGTGGTTCATTAGATGAAATAAGATTTTACGATACAAAATTAGGAGAGAGCGAAGTACTATCATTATATGATAATAGTTTTACTAACGGAACAGCTTATCAGCAAAATATTGTAGGTAATGTATTTTACGAGCAAGGTATAAATACAATAACGAGCACACAATATCCTAGATACTTTTCTGGATCACTCCATACAGGAACTGCTTATGTAGGTAATCCTGAAAAAGCTTTCTTTAGCGAAAACTTTAATTATATATTTAGAAACACGCGACGAATATATGAGCACAAATATAAGTGTTTAACAAAAGCATCTGATTTTAATTTACCAACAAATCCGACTTTACGTAAAACGACTAAAGATGGTTGTGAAAATGTTCTATCTATACAAGAATTACACGATAATTACTATCATCAAGCATTTACACCATATGTAACGACAATTGGATTGTATGATGATTATGGTAGATTATTAGCAATTGGTAAGTTAGCACGTCCAATTAAAAAAATGAAAAACGTAGATACAACGTTTGTAATAAGGTTTGATACATAAACTACCTAATTATTATATAATAAGTTATGGCTAGAAAAATTTCAAAAGCAAGAGCAAATGCTATAAAGCATGGTTATCGAAGCGGATTCGAACATAAAGTTTCAGAGCAACTAAATGAAGCTAAAATTAAATTCGAATACGAAAAAACTGTAATTTCATACATAAAACCAGAAACCAATCATACATATACAATTGACTTCACTTTACCTAACGGTATATTAGTTGAGACAAAAGGTCGTTGGGTTCTTGAAGATCGTAAAAAACATTTACTTATAAAAAACCAGCATCCTGAATTAGATATCAGATTAGTATTTCAAAACTCCAAAGGTAAAATAAGAAAAGGTTCTAAAACAACATACGCAGATTTTTGTGATAAGAACGAAATTATTTGGGCCGATAAAACTATTCCTACTTCTTGGTACAACGAAAAAAAATAAAATAACGTTTGTTATTAGCAATTATTTTCGTATATTATTATATGCTTAAAAAACTCCAAACACTACTCGAGTCTTTATTAAATAGAGGTAGGACATTGCAAAATGATGAAATATCATTTCATTGCCCGTGCTGCAATCACTATAAAAAGAAGCTGCAGGTAAACCTTAGAACACAGATGTGGCAGTGCTGGGTATGTGGTATAAAGGGTAGAAGTATATATCATTTATTTAAGAAACTTAAAGCTTCGAAAATGCATTTCGAAAAGCTTCAAGAGTTTTCTGATTATGTACCTATAAAATCTAAAAAGAAAACTTATGACGACTTATCATTACCAGCTGAATTCAAGACTTTCTTGAATGTAGAAAAAGGTAATCCAGAATTTCATAATGCATTAGGATATTTAAGAAAACGAGGGTTAACACGAGAAGATATCTTAAGATATAATATAGGATACTGTGAATCAGGTCCATATAATAAAATGGTAATAATACCGAGTTACAATAAAGACGGTATGTTAAACTTTTTTACAGGAAGATCATATTATAAAGATGCATCATTTAAGCATAAGAATCCACAAGTATCAAAAGATGTTATAGGATTTGAATTATATATAAACTGGAACTTGCCTATAACTATAGTAGAAGGTGCATTTGATGCATTAGCTATTAAGCGAAACGCAATACCGTTATTTGGAAAAATAGTTTTAGAAAAATTAAAAAAAGCAGTTGTTGAAAACAGAGTTAAAAATATTAACATAGCGTTAGATAGAGATGCACGAGCAAAAGCTCTACAGTGCTGTGAGTATTTTATTAATAATGGAGTTACAGTTACGTTAGTCGATTTAGAAGAGCAAGATCCAAGTGACTTAGGATTTTCTAATATTACTAATATAATACAAAATAGTAACACACTAACACCATATCAGTTAATGGAACAAAAGATTAAGGAGAAGATGATTTGAATAAGATAGATGTTGGATTTGAAAAAGTAGAATGTATAGCACATATAGCTGATGTGCATATTAGAAACTTAAGACGTCATAAAGAGTACAAGCAGGTATTTAGAAAGTTGTATAAAGACTTAAAAGATAATCTACCACAAAATTCTTTAATTTATTTAGCTGGTGATATAGCTCACGCTAAAACAGAAATGAGTCCTGAGCTTATAGAAATGACTTCTGACTTGTTTACTAAATTAAGTAAAATAGCTCCAACTATTCTCATTGCTGGTAACCATGATTGTAATCTAAATAATAAGAGTAGATTAGATGCACTATCACCAATAGTTGATTCATTGCATTTAGATGATTTTTACTACCTACGCGATAATGGGTTATATGAAATAGGCGATTGTGTATTTAACGTAATGTCAGTATTTAACGATCCAGATGACTATATACTATCTAAAAATATAAATACAGATAAAACTAAAATAGCTTTATATCATGGTTCAGTAGAAAGTGCAACAACAGATGTAGGATTCAAATTACCTGGTGAAGTTACTACTGATATATTTACAGGATACGATATGGTACTGTTAGGTGATATTCATAAGCAACAATACCTTAACAAACAAAAAACAATTGCATATGCAGGTTCTCTAGTATGTCAGAATTGGGGAGAGCATCCGACTAATCATGGTTATATAAAGTGGGACGCTCCAAAACGGAAGCCAGAATATAGAATTATAGAAAACGATTATGCTTATGTAACTCTTGAGGTTGAAAATGGTAAAATAGTAAACGAGATACCATTACCTAAATATCCAAGAATGCGTATAAAAGTTTGTAAAACAGAAGAATCTCAACTAAAGAAAATTTTAGCAGAGATACGAAAAACATCTAAACTTAAAGATGTAGCTATAATTCGAACTGATAGGTTATCTGCTCAAAAAAGTGGTGATAGAAACGCAAAGGACGCTGGTATTGGAGATGTAAGAGATCCTAACTATCAAAATAGACTTATAGTAGATTATCTAGAACGTACTTTTGCTTTAGAAGATGATGTTATTAAAACAGTAAAAAAGATTAACAAAGACTTAAATAGTAATATACCTCAGGTAGAAGTTTTTAGAAACTTAACATGGAAACCCATGAAGTTTCAGTTTAGTAATATGTTTAGTTACGGTAAAGGTAATTCAGTAGATTTTTCAACTATGAAAGGAGCATATGGATTATTTGCTCCTAATGCATCAGGTAAATCAGCATTGCTAGATGCAGTAACATATTGTTTATTTGATAAGTGTAGTAGATCATCTCAAGCTAGGGATGTTATGAATAGTGAAAAAACCACGTTTCATTGTAAGTTGCATTTCCAAATAGATGGTCAAGATTATTTTATAGAGCGTAATGGTAGTAAAGGTCTCAAAGGATGGAAAGAAGGTAAGTATTCAGTTAAAGTAAATTTCTGGACGTTAGATGAAGAAGGTAATGAAGTTTCGTTAAATGGTGAACATAGATATGATACTAACAAAATTATAAGTTCTTATGTTGGTCATTTCGAAGATTTTATTTTAACAGCCCTATCAGTTCAAAATAATAATACTGGGTTTATTGATATGTCTCAGTTCGAAAGGAAAGATTTATTAGCACAATTTTTAGATATAAAGGTATTTGATGAATTATATCGTTCAGCTTTAGATGAGATAAAAGATGTTCAAGCATTATTAAAAGATTTCAAAAAGAATGATTTCACTCAACAGCTAGCTGATGCTGAAACAGAGCTTGAAATAAAGCGTGAACGTAAACAAGAAGTAAAAAAGAACTCAACTTCTTTAGCCGGTAAAATTAAAACTTTAGATAAGCGTATTACAGCACTCCAATCTAAAATAATAGAATTAGAATCAGTCAATCAAGATATCGATTCTATGAATATTCAATATAAAAATTATAGCAAACAAATAGAAGCTATAAATGATAGACTATATTCAGATGAAAATATAGCTGAAGAAAATAAAGAAAAAATTCGTAAAGCTAATACTATATTAGAAGGTTACGATATTTCAGAGGTTGAAAACATATTTACATTACTTTGTGAACGAAAAGAAGAAGTAAAAGAATTAACAGCAGAACGGGATCGGATTAAGGTAGATGTTAAGTATAAGTTAGAAAAGCTAGAATCTACTAATAATCAATATGATCCTAATTGTGAATTCTGTAAAGAGCGAGAGAGCGAATCTATAAAAATTGCAAATAAAACTAAAGCAAGTTTAGAGCAAGACAAGAAAAAAGCAGATATAGTAATGCAAAAAATTAAAGATTGTAATAGTTTCTTACTACAGAATGCTGATATAGAAATAGATTATAATAAAATTATTAAAATAAATAATTTATTAGCAACTATTGAAAAAGAAAGAAATGCAGGCAGGATAGCATATTACCAGGCTAGAGAAAAGCGTGACCAAATCCAACAATTGCAATATGAAATTGAATTAGATATTAAAAAATATCATGAAAATAAAAAAGCAATTATTCATAATACAAAAACGACTGAACAAATAAGTGAGTTAAGTATTAAGATGGATGAGTTAACTGATGCTAAAGTTGGTATAGATGAAGAGTTTATGACACTTCATGGAGCCATCGAAGTTGCCTTATCTACTAAAAATAATATAACACAATCAATAAAAAAAGCAGAAGAATTAGAGCAAAAATTCAAAGCATATGAATACTACATAGATGCCATTCAGAGAGATGGTGTGCCATACGAACTAATTACAAAAGTAATACCGATAATAGAGGAAGAGGTTAATGATATATTAGCACAAATAGTTGATTTTAAGATAATGTTTGAATTAGATGGTAAAAATATTAACACTTATATTGTATACAGTGAAGAAAAAACTTGGCCGCTAGAGTTAACATCAGGTATGGAAAAATTTATATCTTCATTAGCTATTAGAACTGCTCTAGTTAATATATCTAATCTACCAAGACCTAACTTTCTAGCAATAGACGAAGGGTTAGGAAACCTAGATTCAGAAAATCTTAACTCATTATTTATGTTATTTACTTTCTTAAAATCACAGTTTGAACTGCTGATGATAATAAGTCACCTAGATTCTGTCAGAGATGTAGTAGATAATCTAATAGATATAAAAAAAATATCAGGTTTCTCTAAAATTACCCATGAATAATTTTATGCCATACTTATTTATATAAGGTAATATAAGTAAAAGACGTATGGCACAAAATATAGTAAACACATATCCTGCTCCTGGTGGCGGTAAGGAGATACGTAGGTACACCGTAGCTATCCCTAAAGATCTTTTAGGAATGGACATCCTGTTGAACGATTCTTCAGATTTCAGTCCATACTACTTCGGTGTAGTTCGGAAACCAGCTAAATTAAAATTAGGTGGTAATATCTTTGAATTTCTACCACAACCTAATCGATTCGTCCCTGGCACTCAAATACTATTTGAAGCAGTTGATAGTCAACGGAAACAAATACCGTATGAGATTATAGCTAAAGGTCACGGAGGAGCTATACGAGTATGTATATGGATAGACGATAAAACACCAGTAGGTCAAGCTAGTATTTCTTTAGTAGGAGAGGTAGCATTAGACGATTGTGGATGTCCAGTCCCAGATGAATGGAAAGGAATACCTAATGTTAGGTGGTCAGATATCATTCATGTAGATGATACAGATATATCTGATACAATTGAATATGTAGTTGCTCCATGGGCAATAATTGATGAATTATCCATACCGTGGCAATATCAAACGTACGAAGATATTACTAATATAAACCCAGGATCCCCTGGTTCACCTTATACCGTTTCAGGCTCATATATATCAACTTATAATTCACAGCCTACAGGGAGCGGAACAGGAAAAGTAAATTATACGCTAACTCAGACACCAGATACTCAAAGCGTTGGAAAAGGTACTATTCAAGTATTTTTTGGAGATTTAAGATTTTCCGCTAGTATGGTTGGTGGTAATATGTATGTCTCTGGAGGGATAGGGCATATACATGGTCTTAACCCGTATCCAGTTCCAGCTGGTCGATATAATGTACCTCCATACTATGCAACTATTAGTGCGGTAATAAATGAAACTACAGCAGAAGTTGAACCTGCATATCAAGTTCAAGGAATAGGGGATATTCAATCATATTACCCAACTGCATTTCATACTAAAAATGGTCATAGACATACATGGACTGAAACAAGTAATTCAATATCATTTACCGATCCAACCGCACCAAGTTCAAGTATTACTCGAAAATTCTTAACTGAAGAATTAGCAATTTCATATGCAGATATTGAGTTATTTGATCTAAAACCACATTGTGGTGTAGCAACCTTTCTAGACGTTTATTCAAAGAGTGAACGATACTCAGGTAATGAAACTAAAATGGCTATGGTAGCTATCGAGCCTTTCAACTTCCTTATAGACGAAGTCACATCTATGGGTCAAAAAGTGTTTGCTAAACCTATAGGTGATTTTGCAAATAATCACGAAAATACTTTATACTGGGATATAAACGGAAATAATGAAAGCTCTCCTCCTACTGCAGTACATGGAAATTCAGCGTTAATGAATTCGATTAAAGTTGATGGAGCTGGATTAGGTAATGGAAAGCATGCTGTTTATAGCCATAAATCTACGTACAATCCTAGCTTATATAAAGGTACAGATTATTTTATAGAATTTGATGCAGTATCAGAAAAAGCTAATGATGTAAAACCTGTCCTAGACGTCTTTATGTCAGGTAGTGGTATTTTTCCAACTAACACACAAAATGCTACTGAAAAAGCTTTCGGACAGCATGTAGGTACTTTAACTAATAATGGAAATTCATATCAACAATGGTTAGGTAATTCTTTTGAATATTATCAAGAATACAGCGGTAAAGCGAATTTACGCTTTGTGGTAAGGTCAGGTACTTGGCATATAAAAGGTGTTAAGTTAATGAATTGTCCAGGTGAGATAGATGAAACAGGTATAACACCAAATCATACACGCCTTTTAATACCTATGCCAACTTTAGCAGTAGCAGGTGATTGTTACGACTTTACACTGCGATATGCAAACAAAGACCGAACAGCTGAGCCAGAATTCAAAACTAGTGCTTGTATAATGTTCGATGGGACTGATCCAGGTCCTATTATGGAATCACATGGAGGTGATGGAGATTGGTTTATTGGACAGCATGTACTAACTTCATCTAGAGATGTTTGGATATCAGGCTCATTAACTGTAAGTGGTACTATTCGAGCAGATGAATTTTACACTAATATAGTTTCTAAATCAATATCTCAAATAATCGTATCAGGTTCAACTAGATTTGGTGATAATTGTGCAGATGTTCACGTATTTACTGGCTCTATCAAACAGCATTGTGGGGATATAAATGGTGGTGGTGATTTAACTATACGAAATATTACTGCTTCCAACAACATAACTGCTTCAACTTTAATTGCAAACAGTGCGAGTATCCCAAACATATATACTTATGCATTAACTTCTTCATATATATCTAACTCATATAATATAACTACTAACAACTTTACATCTTCTTTTGGTAACGTCACACACCTTACTGCATCACTATCAGGAGCTCTACAAGGAAGAGGTTCCACTATACATGCTACTGGATCAATAGAAGGTACTGCAAGTTATGGTAGAGATAATGACTGGTACGCTCAAGGTCAAACGTATGTAGGAGGGCTAGGAGGAATAGATCCTGTTATTGACGGTCAAATATATCATAGCGGATCAGTAGGTATAGGAGATTATTACAATAATCCTATACCAAGTAAACTAACTGTTGATGGTGATATAAGTTCAAGTGGATTTGTTTCAGCAACAGATATGACAGCCTCAGGTGATATAAGCGCAAGTGGAACTGTATATGTTAAAGGTTCATCAACTAGTGGAGTATATGTAAATAACGAACATGCCCTAGGAACAAGTACTACTGTAACAGAAGGAGCTGTATTTGGAGCAACAAGTTGGACAGCAATCCATATTGGAAGAGATGGAACAAATAGTAAAAATATA